ACGGATTCTTGCTTTTCACCTCCTGGCGAATCGCTTTAGTGCCAAACCTGAAAAACAGGAACTTCTTTGGTACACGATGCACAAGCTGAACAATAGTGTCGGTCATGTGAACGTCCATGCTCACCTTTCCGCTGTCAATAACGCCTGTGATACTCGCCCAGGGAGGATCGTACCAGGCAAACGCTTTCAGGGTGTCTATAGGCACAGGTCTGTCACGGTACACGATGCTATCCCTGATTGGAGCCGTCACTTGCAAGTGGCTGTTGGTTGACGTTCTGGCCGCTGATTGCAGCCTCTTAACCTTCAAACCCAGCTGCCTTGCCTCTTCACACATAGCCTGGTAGTTCCTTTCCAGCTCATCCTTGGTAAGCTGTAGGCGTTGCACAGAGGCGGCACTTTCGCCTGCCTTTGTCTTATACAGGGTCACGTCTGCCAAAAGGCTTTCCTGGTTTCCCTGTAGCCTTACACACTCAGCCTTGGAGCTTTCCAGGCTTTTCTCCAGGCACAGGCACACTACAAAGAGTGCCACGCACAGAAAGATCAGATACTTATTCATTTGAAGAATATTTTTTTTGATGGAACCGTGTTAAGTATCAGGCAACCGTATTGAACGCCTTGCAAGCGTCTCAGCCACCCTTTGAGGAATTTCTTGTTTTTTGGTCTGCTGACACAGATTTCATTGAGGTACTGCCTACGTCTCAGCCACAACTTAGAAAAGAACGCTACAGGATTCTGTTGGTTGAGTGCTGCGATCGTCTTAGCCCCTACAATGCCGTCTGGCTTCACACCCAGCATTTGCTGTGGAATGGTGATACCGTACTTTCCGCTGCCCCACACCCAATCCACAAGAATGTTGGCAACGGACTGATCCTTGATCTCATCCGCTTTCCACCGATTCCAGAAGTTCTTACGGCAAATCTCCATTGCGTCCGCTGGTGTTATCAGTTTCAGATCGTCAACGTCAATGTCACCGTCACAATCCTTATCATAGCCCTGTGCTTTCCAGGTGGAGATCGTCACACCGTACTTGGTTGCACCTCCGCGATCACCTGGCACATCGGCAAAGCCGCCCTCCCAGCTCAGGATATACGGCCATAAAAGATCTATCTTAGCCATCACTCAAACTATTACCAATATCTTCTTTGATTACAGACTTACGCATAGCATCTGCCAGGATCGCCACAAGTTCCTCACGCGAGAACACTTGTTTTGCAAGTTTCTCAGCCCTGGATATTTCAGAATGGATCTTCTCATCTGCCTTTTCACGTACAGAAAGGAACTCTACCACGCACCAGAAGATGCCGACTGCAAGAGTAATGAGAGGCAGGCCGAACACCAACCCCCATCCGAACCACTGGTATAGCTTGCTGAAATGAATCAGCAAGTCCACACAAGTTGCTATCAGTAGTGAACCCTGGTACAAAACAAACTTGAAGCCTGTGCGCTTTAGAATGTCGGACTTCCACTTCTCTTTTCGATACCACGCCTTATACATTCCAGATGCAAGGTCTATCATGCTTGCCATGAACACAATGATATTGGCCACTACAGAGATCATAATCATTGTTTCAGTACCCATAAATATTTCCATCATTTGCTTGTAATTTAATAAGGTTAGAGGTGTAGGCGGTATGGAACCGCCTTTCACCTACTCAATAACGTACTTATCCCAATCGATAGAATCTTTCAGATCCCAGCCAGCCTTGCGCACATCGTTGATGTACCTGTGTGCCTGCTCCCAGAAGGAAATCAGCTCATTTGCATCCGTGAAGGTGTAGGGATCGGGATCATCGTCAGAGCCGAACCTGGCAGTCTCAGGCAGGCTTTTCCCATCGGTCTGATATGCGAGATCAGCAGCGGCCTTGTAGTCAGCCTGATTCTCGATAGACAGCCACACCTTATGACCGTTCCACTCAAAGCCATCCTGGATCTGCTTCACTACGGCCTGGTTGATGTCGGCAATGATTGCAGCCTTGATCTGCTCCTTTGTCGGCTGTGCAATCTGTTTCTTGTAGAAGCAGACCTCATCCCAGGTGTAATGCTCACCATCGGCCTCAGCCTGTAGATTGTAACTCACGATGATTCTGCTTGCATCCTGTCTGACAGGCGCAAACTCCTTTTTCAGTCCATATTTCTTACTCATAGTCTATTGAAATTTAATTTGTTCTTATCCATTTTCGTCATATTGGGATCATAAGGGGCAATATCCGTGTACCTACTGTGCAAGAATAATTCCTGTCTCAGGTTGTAGGAGGCATAATGTACGAACATTCCCAGGTAGCTGTTGACCGTCCTGAATACCTTTTCAGGCTCCGAGAAGTCTATCTGGTAGATGTTTGATCTCACTCTCCTTAGAGACTGGTTAGACACGTAGATCCTATGCGGCTTTATGAAAGCTCCGAGAAATTCCACACCGTTCCTGGCATCACACACCATGAGCTTACCCATGTGCAGATCCAGGCAAAGGCTCTCTTTCAGGAATTGGCGAATGTCAGGCACAATAGAAAGCATCCACTCCTTATCACAACTCACGATGTAGGCATCATCAACGTAGCGGCCATAGTGGGCGCATTTCAGGGTGCGCTTCATGTATTGGTCAAACACGTTAAGGTAAACATTGCTGAAAAGCTGGCTTGTCAGGTTGCCTATAGGCATCCCACACCCATCATTGGTATAGAACAGGCTCTTATTCCTGTCAAGTCCGATCCAATGGTCACGGGATCCTACCACCTCACAGTTCACCTTCGGATCAAGCATCACGATCTCCTTTGTCAGCCAAAGGATAAAGTCAATGTCGATCACGTCAGCCCACGTCTCTGCCTGTCCTTTCCTGACCCTGTGCGTACTCATTGAAAGCAGTGAGGCCGTAGCGATTTCCAGGAGCCTTTGACGGTTGATGTGCATGAAATAGCCCCTTATGTCGAGTTTCAGGATATAGCAGGGATTGGTGTAATTGTCGCTCTCCTTTCTTATATGGTCATTCAGTCTGCCAATGCCGTAATGCGTGCCTCTGCCTTTTATGCAGCTGTATGTGTCCTGTATGAAGGTGCGCTCAAACAGCTCATGCGTATAGTTGTAGTATAGATGGTGTACTACCCTGTCCGCAAATTGAGCCGCAAAAACCTCTCGTTTCTTTGGATAATCAACTATGAAGCATTTGGAAGGCTTAGGTGTGTACGATCTGCTTAGAAGGGCATCACACAGGCTGTTGATGTTAGCAAGCAGATTGCGCTCAAAATGTACCACGTAGGACATACGTGCCTTATGCTTTCTCGCATCGTAGAAAGCAACATACAAGTCGCGTATCAGATCTTGCCTTGTCAGCCTATATCCCATATCGTAACCATGCCTTTAGCCAGACGAGTGCTGAACAGCCCGAACCGAGAAACCATATCTCCGATTGTTGTTGTTCTGCGGATTGACATTCCCACTATTGAAGTTCAAGTTGTACCCATTTGAATCAGAGTTGCGCGAAGCCGACCAATAGTTGCCGTTGGAGCCGCGATTGTTCAACGTAGTGCCGTCATAGTTGCCAGCAGCAGGGAAGAAAAATCCGTTAGCGGCTATCACCTATTACGATGGAATGAAGGAACTGTTACAGAGCCATCAAGCATCTTTTCTTTTTCCCATGACCCACGGCCACAAGACGGATAGCCTATGAACTTGTCTGTTATATCGTTTGTTTGATTATCACTTATTGCCTCTCACTTGTCTCAGATCAAAGCAGCCAACTGTTGTTTCAGGGTGCTTATAAATGCCATGTTCTCCATTGGCGTTTTCGATTCCAGCGGATAGGATAGCACCTGAGACATTATACCTGTCAGGCTCCTTGGTGAAGCCCTCACCTGATCGTCACCCTCCTTTTTCGGCTTATCCTCAGAGATCGGAATGGGCTGTTTCCATTCCTCAAAAGCCTGTGTCAAAGTTTCCAGGGAAAGCTCAGTGTTGGTGGCAGGCAGCTCGATACTGACATCTATCTGAGTGTCACTGATTGGATTGAAGCCTGTCTGATAGGGTATGAACTTTTCCAGCGATTTCAGGGGGAACCCGACAAATGCAAAATCACCCTCACCGCTCTTCACCTTCTTACGCGAAACATTCAGCGGCTTTCTGTCAGGTGTTCCTTTCCTCACCTCATCCGAATATGCCACGGTCACGATCAGCCAGGCACTCCACTCATAGGCACGGTAGAAACCACCTTCTTTGAAAAGGTGAATCACATTCCAGGTGTTCACGTCAGATCGGTTTTTCTCGATCTCCAATATTTCAGAAATTTTTGCCATACATTATATATAATATTACATTGTTTTCACTTGGTGAATCATCATTCTTTCACCCTGGCCTCGCCCTCTTGTGGAGGGCGGTGGCTCAGGCCGAAAGAATGATGGGTTGCAGTCTGTTCTACTTGGGAACAGACAAGTTACTGAACAGCCCGAACCGAGAAACCATATCTCCGACTGTTGTCGCTCTGCGGATAGACATTCCCACTATTGAAGTACAAGCCGTACCCAAGTGAAGCAGAGACGCGCGAAGCCGACCAACAGAGGCCGCTGGAGCCGCGATTGTACAACGTAGTGCCGTCATAGTAGCCAGCAGCAGGGAAGAAAATAGAATTACCATTCGTCTTAGACGTGAAACGCCTACCAGCAACACCATTCTCAGTAACCCACGCGCTGTTACAGTTGTCATACAACTCCTGGAACTCAGTACGTGTAGGCATACGACACGAACCACCCAGAGCCACGTTAGCAGCATCCTGAGACAGCGATAAGTCAGCCGAAATGTTATTCAACCCCTTAGCGTTGTAATTGTCCTGGCTAAAGTTATAGCCGCTACCCTCAGCGTGACCTTCTGTATCACCCCACTGGAAGTACAGGCCGAACTCTTCGGGTGCATTAGCACCTATGTTACGATCAGCCCAAAGCAAGCCAGATGGAAGTCCGAGATCCACGAAGCCGCTCACCACGGTTTGCTCCTTAATGGTGATTTCCTTAGTGCCTACCACGGTACGGTTGCCTGTCAGCGTAACGGTACAGGTAAGCGTTGCTGTCACGGCATCCGCGCCCACTGTTGCCACGTTGACGGTTGCGCTGTTTTCATTGCTTGATGCAAGCGTACAGGCCGTGTTGGTTGACAGCGACCAAACAACACTCAGCACCCTGGCAGAGAAATTGTTTGTGTTGAAAGCCTTAGTGTAAACCTGATTGCCTGTCTCGTTCACATTGTCACTGCCACTGATATTCACAGAGGATGGGTAAGTCAGAGGGCTTGCCGTCAGCTCTATGTAGTCAGAGTAGGTGCTTTCGCTACCCAGCTGTGCGCGTACCTTGACGGTAACAGCGGAAGAAATACCCTGGTCAACTGTCACGTCACCTGTAGCCTCATAGAGCGTCACACCGTTGTATGTGCGATAAACCCTACCCTGGCCGTCAGTCTGAGAGCTGATCAGCGTTGATCCGTTGTAGAGCAAGTATTTCACAGGCGTTTCGCTGGCAGGGAACACGGTAGCCGTGAACTGTCCTGTCTCGCCCTCTGTCAATGCAGTCGGGCCAGCTATCAGCATACCAGACGGTGCTTCGATCACGAATGATCCGCTTGCACTGAATACATCGGCTCCGAACACGGCCACGATCTGCTGGTACTCTTCCTGAGTGAGAGAGTTGAGCGTAACCTTGCCCTGTAGCGTCCGAGTGCCGATCTTTCCGAGTTTCAGCACCTGTGCCGCTGTGCATCCAGTCCACCTGATACCTGTAAGCGTCAATTCAGCCTGTGTCTGTTCAGCCGTTGTAAGCAGATCGATCCATCCCAGGACAAACGTCTTTACATCGAAGGATCCGCTCACATTGCGCATCGTAACGCTCCTGAGTGAATGGGTAGCCGTGTATGTGAGCGTTGTCACGTTAGCACCGTCAAGGGCAATGCTCTGGATGGTGTCAGGCAGCGTCACGGCTGTAAGGGTAGCACCCACTGCTGGAACAAAGGCCGTCAGTCCGCTGTTGGCAGCGTTGAACGTGTGGAGGTTCCTCAGTGCAGCCAGGTTCATGTTCGTGATCTTCTTGAAGCCCCTAATGTCAAGTTCCTCAATGGAGGTAATGACAGACAGGCCACCGATCTCTGTAAACACCTGGTTAATGGCCGTGCCGTCACCCAGGATCAGGGATTTCAGCTCACTTGTGCCATCGTTGCCTACTGCCTGGTTGATGTAGAGTGTTGTCAGGTGTTCCGCAAAGTCGCTCAGATCAATCTTATTGGCATTGTTGGCGTTGTAGATAGACACAGGATCACCGATTGCAAGTGTCTGGCTGATCGTGAAGGATTGGGTAGCGTTCTTTGCCACCGCCACGCCCATTTCTTGCGGAATGGAGTTGATACCATAGCCGTAATAGGTGTTTGTGGCCGATCTCAGGGAGAATGTGCCGCCCTGAGCACCCTCAGCAATGAAGCGCACAACACGGTTACGGAAAGCACCTGTTCCCCACTTTGCATCGAAGAGGTCAAAACGGTGCTGTAGCCACCAATGGCGGTAGCTCTTGCGCGATCCTTGCAACATATAGAGCACTGCCGATCCCTTTTCCAGGAAAGGCTGGATATACTTATACTTGCCGTTGTCATTGTAGATACGCTCACACCACTTATCGCACTGTTCAGCGTCAAACATGGCGTTCATGTTGGCGTAAGTCAGTCCAGCGGAATACAGAGCACCGTCAATGTCGGCCACCAGAGCCATACACTCAGGATCGGCCTCAAAAGCGTTCCACAATGCGCTGTTGTGGCCAGCATAGTAGTAAGCACCGCCAGGCTTCTGTGTCTGCCTGTCATAGTTCCATGCGTTCAGCACCGTACTGATATTGTCGATACCAATAATGGTGTCGTTATCATAGTTGATAAAGAACCAGTGTTCACCGTCCTCAGTGGTGATCATGGCGTTCTTTACAGGTTGGTCAACAGCACCGAAACGCATCAGATAGACGTAGTAGGCAGCGAGCTTAGGCAGGTCGAAGTGAGCGGTTTTCTCATCGTTCCACTTTTGCTGATTGCCCTTGCATGAGTTGATCCACGTTGCCAGGGTTTTCAGAGCCGTAAGATCAGGTGACTTGGTGTCAGGGTAGCGGCTCTCAAAGGCATCATCCCAATGTTCATCAAAGCCTGTCAGATCGTCAAACAGACAGATCAGGTTTTCGTTGGCCTTGAACTCAAAGCACTGTACGTGGCTGTTATCGAAGCCAGGAATATCCTTGAAGCCGAACACCTTTTCCGTACTCTTGTCATTGTTGAAGTTGTACTGTCCGAGGCAAACCAGCTCTGAGTTTGCGTTAATGCGCCAGAACACCACGATTGGGAAACCGTCAACGGTAGTACGCACGTCATAGTCGTAGCCGCTTTGCAGTGCCGCTTTCTGTGCCTCAGTCCTCAGCACAAACTCACCGTTCAGTTGAGCACGGTACATGAGATCGTTCCAGATACGTGCCACACCTGTATTGTGCGATCCTGAGCTTTCCGCATAGTCGGCCTTCAAAGTCCAGCAGTTCACAGGCTGCGAGCCATCCTTGAAAGCATAAAGGCCATCTTCCAGCACCTCACCGTTGGCATCCCTCATTACACAACCGTACTGTGCCGCTGTGTAGGGTCTGAGGTTCTTACGTGGGTAGCCCAGCGAAGATGTGCCTTGCGGACGCATACGGACGTGGGTAGCCGTGAAGTTCTTTGTCGGATCCTGTAGGTTACGGTATTCCATATCCACATAGACGGTCGTACTCTTATCCGTTGCATCGAAGATCGGTTGCATATCGCCTGTGATGATCATAATGGGGATCTTGGCGTTCACCTTATCGGCATCAATGGCTCCTGAAACGTCATTCAGAATGTCATTCCTGTTGGCGATTTCCAGGATATTGTCTGAATCAATGGCATAGTTGCCAAAGGATTCCTCAACCGAAAGGCTCTTGTCATACACACGGATGGAGTGTACCTTCACCGTGCAGCCATTCGATCCGATATGGAGGTTGTCAGTCACGTTGAACGAATCAGTGCCAGCAAAGGAGGCAGCACGTTCCAGGATTCCATTGTTCACAATGAACATGAGCTTTGCGTTATCGCCCGATGTCCTGTTGATGATAAATGCCAGGTGTACCCTGTCACCGCCCCTGTACTTGGTATTCACCTCAGCACCACCGCTTGATTTCAGCCTGGCAGTGGAAGCCGTGATAGTCAGTCCAGCACCCGTGCCTGAATTTACCAGGTTTACGACAGCGGCATCATCATCCTCGATGTTGGAGGTCTCATAGTCGATCTCGATTGTCCTACCTGTCTGTGAGGGTCTGCCTGAGAGAGGTGCAAGGTTGATGTCGATTCCAGCACCAGCAGGGATCACCAGAGCACCATTGTTCCAGCCGCTCTGTTCGTTCCATGCAAAGCCTGTGAACGATGTGGTGACAGGCTCCGCTCCCTGTTCGTCAGGCGTGAAAGTCCACGTGCCAGGGTTTGTTTCAGAGTTGGAGCGTCCTTTGGCCGACAGTTTCAGCAAAAGGCTGTCAGTGGCCTCACTGATACCTATGCTGCTTTCCTCAACGTCAGCCGAAATGGTTGCCGTTGCCTGATCAGCCGTGAATGTCAGAACGTGCGTTCCCGATGTGGTGGGTGCATACGTCAGAGCCTCAACAGTGCCTGGTTGCATCTGAATACTCTGTACCACCGTTCCATTGTCTGCCAGGTCAACAGAGAGTGCTCTGTTACGGCTGTCATAGACTGCCAGCTTGTAGTTCAGATCCGCGTACTGAACAGCATCCAGGGAAATGCCTGTGCCGATGGCAGGAGCCGCCAGCACCACGCCCAGAAGCACGGCTGTAGCCGTCTCGCTCTGCCTCACGTAGAAGTCGAAGTAGAGCGTTTCGGAATAGTAGTTCTCGCCATTGTTGGTGATGTAGGCACGTGCCTGGATATTGTGCTTTCCAGCGGCAATGCCAGCCGTATCAATGTTCTTTGTACGGCTCACCTTCAATTCGGGAATACTGTCAACCTCTGCCAGCTTCACACCGTCAACGTACCATTCCAGGTACTTGACACCAGCACCTTCAAGGGTGTAGGGGACTGCAAGGTACTCACCTTTCTGCACTGCCTGAGAGAAATCCAGGGTGCTTGTCAGTTCCAGATCCACCACGTTGAAGATGGAAGCCGCTGTAGTGGCAGCAAGGGTGTTGCGTCCTGAAATCGTCACGCTTACCGTGTTCGTACCCTCAGAAAGATACTGGTCTATCAGGAAATGTACCGATGTGCCAGCGTTGTAGATCTGAGTGATTGACTTCTTATTACCTCCGTTGTTGATCGTGAACGTGGCTACCACGGCATCGCCTGTGCTTGCACCGCTCTTGCTCTTGATGTCGAAGGTAAAGTCAATGTAGTTGCCTGTAGCACCTTTCAGGATGGTGTTGGTGGCAGGCGTTACCATGTAGATCTCAGCCGTGTAGTTGGCAGGAGCGTCAAACGTGCCAATGAGCAAGTCAGCGTGTGCCTCTGGATTCTCAAGGTAAAGCTCCCTGTTAGTCCGATCGGCAAACACAAGATACTTGGTGGTGGTGGCATCATAGTAGAAATCACCGCCCTTGCCATCCAACTGTTCTTTGAGCCACTTCTGTACGCTCTCACCGCTGTACTTCAAGCCGTTTCTCACGTCAAGCTCCCAATCCTCATCCTTCGATTGGATGGAATTGTAACTGAGTTTCTTGTTTCTTTTCTTTGCCATATTATTTGAATAAAAGTTTGTTACTAACCGTTGTTCCAGCCCTCGTCATTATCCCAGCCTTTATCGTTTTCCCAGCCTCCTGAGCCGAAACAACTCCTGACTGCTTGCCACACCATCTGCCCCATGTGGCAGATATAGGCTACCGTATGCCCTTTGTGGCGTACTCCGATGGTCTCTTTGTTGTCATGGAACATGGCTAATCCTCCTCAATGATTAAGTAAAGATCGCCATTCTCTTTCTCGGACTTGGAAAGGGCTTCATATTCCTCTTCTGTAACGTCACGGAAGAAAGATCGGTTTTCCACATCGTCAAGTAGTTTCTGAACGGCATCTTTATTGGGCTGTGTCAGATACTTCTTTTTTACTGTTCTGTTGTTTTCTGCCATAACTAAATACTTTATAGTCCTGGTTCTACTTCTTCATTCTCATCATCATCTTCCAGCCTCAGATAGCCACCGTTGGCCGTGCGCAATGCCTCACCGTCAGCCGTAGCCAGAACGGTAATATCATCCTCATTCACGAAGCATACGAAAGATGGCTCAATCTCAGTGGTGATCTCAGCCGTGGCGTTCTCAGCCGTCACCTGTAGGTCATTCAGGATCTCAGCCTCGATGGTAGGCACAGGATCCATTTCTACAGTAACGGATGGAGGCGGCACAAGATCAACCGTCAGATGCAATGGGCCAATGGCCTCAACGATACTGCAAGCCACGGTGGGCTTGGAGTTATACACTGTCACCTCGGCATGGGCGTTGACAGGAGCAAGCCCTGATACGGCTACCCTTGCCGTTGGAGGTGTCACGATGGCAGCGGCCTCAGCCGTGGGTGGAACTACTGTTCCAGCCACGGCCAAAGTTGTATTGAGCAAAGCCACCGTCAGATCCAGGCATCCCATAGCTTACGGATTTACGATTTGACACAGGTTTGTCACGGCCACCTCGTTACGGATTCCATCGTCAGCGTCAGTGTCAGGCACGTGTGCCGTTGCAACCAGTTTCAGTGTGCCAGCAGGCAGCTCGTTAGTGTCGATCACGGCAAAGTATTCACCTGACTTGACAATCAGATCTTCCTTTTCCAGGGTGATGCTTGACCTACCCGACTTCACTTCAACCTCAAAATCATCATCGGCCATAGAAAAGCCTGTTGCTGTAACAGTAACCTTGAATTTAAGTTCTGTTCCTCTGTAATACGTTTCCATATTCTTTTAAGTTTATAAATGTTATTATTTACTCAGTGAATTTCACCAAGCATCTTTAGCAGTTCACGCTTGACGGTGGCAATGAAAGCACTCTCCTGGATGATCCGTACAAGCGGCTTGATGTATTCGTCAGGGATTTCAACGTCACCGCCTGAATGGTAGATCTTACGCGCCAGATCCTCAAAGCCAATATCAAGCAGCACAGAGCCGTTATACATCATGGCATTGCCGACTGCCTTAGCAATGTCAAAATCCTGGGTCTTACCGTCAAAGCTGATCGGTGCAGTAACCTTTCTGAAATTGATTCTCATACGTTGTTATCTTTATTTGGTTATCACTATGTACCTTATCCACGCGAAATGCCCACGGCCATCCAGGTACTCTTTGTTTCCCTGGTTGGAATATGCCTCACGCTCAAATGATATATTCCTGTAAGCCTTATCCCAATTCCTGTACTGGATCAGCCTTACCAGGAACTCAACACCGTACCAAATGAAAAATGGAACAACGAGCATTTCCTTCTGTTGCTTACTATGTATCGTCTCATGTGTGATCAGGCGTTGAGTTACCTGGTAGCCTTCTTTCACTATCAGCCACCATACAAGCATCATTGCCGAATATCCCTTTGGAGGGAACCATTTACATCTTACTATCTTCATAATCAATTCAAATAGAACAATTTTTTGTAATGGAAGTTTCCGTGTATATTAGTAGCCATAAGCATAAGAACGTCACCTGCCGCCATATCCCAATCCTCATAGCCAGCATCTTCATTCATTATATTTTTTATTTGGATTCTTTCAGAGTTCCATTGACAGACAAGGGTGAAGATTATACCAAAATCAGTAGGCAGACTACTATAGCCGAAATACACGGCAATGGTTGAAGCTGTTGGCAGTGTCACAGAAGAATAGGCATTTGCGTACATATAGAAAATGTTTTTGTTTGGCAAATCTATTTTATATGTACTGCCTGTTAGGTCTATATAACCAACCTTGTTAGAGAAAATTGCTGGTGCAAGTATGGCTGCATGAGCGTTTAGAGCAAAATTGAAGTCCGCACCACTCACATCTATTCGTAACCCATAATTGTAATTTTTCATGCTCCCAGAGCCGACATTCGGGGTGCTATTGTTTATATGCCCTGTAAGTGTTGATTGGCCTCCATAAATGGATGGAATCAGATTGTTGCCTAAATAGGTGTATGAATTTGTGCCACCAATACGGAATAGGTCATCATAGATAGCAAGTCCACCTCCACCACCACCTGCTGATGCAACAGAACCTATACGCCCAGAAGCGATTGTAAATCCACCAATACTGCCTGAATTTGCGTTGACTACGCCTGTAATAGTTGCATCGTTCATCGTAACACACCCTTGCGCATCTACAACGAATTTGCCGTTAATAACGGTTTTACCAATGAAATCTATCTGATCTGCTGATATTGTTATTCCGCTGATCTGTGCATCAACGTATGCCGTTATCTCAGCCGTCTTAGCTACACCTTGGGCATCTACATTGGTCGCAAACATAGTGGCAAAGTTTGACTGAGTGATCAGGCCGCTCTTACTGATATTGGTAATGTTCCCTTCATTATCAAAGGTGATTTTCTGTGTAAACGCCTGTAGCTCAGTCAGCGTAGCACGTATGCCGCTGGAACCGTCAACACCGTAGATCTCAGCACGGATCTCACTGCCCAGGTTGGCAATGACACCGTTCACAGATTCTTTCAATAGCTCCCAGACACCATCCTTGAACATGGATATTTCACAGGCTCCCTGTGTTCCCTGAGTGTTATAGCCGTCATACCAGGTAGTGCCGCGCAAGCAAAGGTCATACTCACTTGCACCGCTGTTGGGAATCGTGCTGTAGATGGTAACTTTCTTATCGCCTACCACCTTATAGATCTGCTTTACAAGATCCTTGATTGTAGCGTTTCCGTAGCTCTCCCACTGACCTTCTACAGACTTGAAGAAATCCTCAGTAACAGAGTGCTCAGGATCGGCTTTCTGATAGTAGAAGTTAGACGTGCCAGGCGTGAAGTTCACGTTGAATCCCAGGTAGTGAGTGCCTGTTTTCAGGTTGTCACCATGCGTTTGCCAGAGGTGTTCGCAAAGCGTCACGATCTTGGCTTTCACGTCACCCTCACTGATAATGCTTTCAAGCGATTTGCCGTTGACTACAGAGTAGAATGTGCCGTGAATGATATTGCCGTGTGGTGACAGTTGTACGCTGCTGCCTGTAGGCATCTGGAATGTCGTAATGGCATCATAAACGATAATGGCAGGCGAACCCTCGCCCTCCACTTTGATAAACACCAATCCCTTTCGGGTGCTGTTCTGTGCCTGGCTACCGAACTGAACAATGGAATCCTCTGCCTCTGGAACACCGCTGCCAGCCTCATACTCGCCTGATATGTTAGACAAGTCCACGTACTGATATTCCGTGAAATCCTCGCCCTCAAAGCCTGCTGGAACCACGCCATTCCTGATACTGTTGCTGTAGCTGTTGTAGTTTGAAATGAGCGTTGCCCTCCTGCTGGCAATGGTGGATTCATCCGCTGCTGAGACAGGAATGAGGTCGTTGATGGCTGCAAGCTGATCGTCATACCACCGCCTCAGAGCTGCCAGTGCCTTAGACACGATGATCTGCTTTCCTGTACCTTCTACAAGCCTCCAATAACGCTTGTTAGCCACGCCTGAGTGAACACCGCTGTCAATGTTGAAGGTCTGACATAGAGCCTGGTCTTTTGCCACCCATCTGTTCGTGGTGGCTGTAGTGCCATTGTCCGAATACAGGTAGCAACGGTAGTATTTGGCCGATCCCTCTGTGTAGTCACCATCCTCATCCAGCTTTTCCACGTAGTAGATCTTGGAGCCAGCACCTGAGAAAACGAAGTTGCCGCCCACATAGGACATCTGCCTGATTTCAAGATTCGTGAAGAATGACCTGGCACGCACAAACAGCTCATCGATTTCAAGCCTTGAAATGCCGTTTTCCTTCATCACAAGCTCAAAGCCACGGCCAAAGAAATTGTTCTCATTGACAGCGTTCTCATAGTCCTTTGTGCGTATGCCCCTCCTGTTGCCTCCACCGTGTAGGAAAGTCCACAGGGCTGATATATTGTCATTCTCTGTCTTACGTGTGAAGCGTTTCAACGTGCGCTTGGCAGAATATACGTTAGTGTCGCTCTCAGGCGTTTTGTCATTGGAGGTGATCACGTAGAAGCTGCCACCATTGCTGCCATTTGTATAGGTGTTATTCTGGAAGTTCACCTCATCAAATTTGCCGTCAATGGAATCCTTGATATTCTTGAAGCGGTTGTAGGTCACATTCTCACCAACAATCACCTTTGCTTCATCTGCTGGAAAGTCAAGCTGGTATTCAAAGCCAATCACACGCGATTCACGCGAACCGCCAGCAAAGTAGTTCTCGTTTACCAGGTTTATTCTGTCACCCAGGCCAAAGGACATAGCATAGTTGGGATCAAGTATGCCCTCACCATCCACGCCTGCCATGTAGTCGGCCATCATCGGACACGTATAGTTGTTGGGATCGATCTGTAGCTTTTCCATGTAAGCCTCAGCCCGATCTTTCAGCTCCTTTTCGGCCTTGTCAATCAATCCCAGGCTTGCCTCCTTTGTCACATCCCACCCGATCAGGCAGAACGTATCTTCAACGGCTGGTTTCAGGGTGTCGTTAGGCAGATACAGGCCGTAGGTGTCGCTCCTAACGATCTCAAACACCTGTGCCTCTTCATTGAGTGCCACGGTGTCCGTTCCACCGTCAACAGCGGCTTTCCTCTCTGCTTTCTTCTCAGGGTTGAATACCAGGTCAAAGGTCATGCCGTTCAACAGTCCAGAGGTGAACACAACCTGTAGGGTCTGGTTAGGCAGTAGGTAGGTGCTGCTGAATTTCAGATCCTTGCACTTGAAGCGGTAGAAGGTGGCCGTCTCTACAACGGTTTCCCCTGTGCTATCATCCGTATCTTCAATGGTCTTGACGATAGGAGTCACCTGAGTGATCTCATCCTCAGTACGTGGGTATATATCATCGAAGATCACAACACCCTCCACGCGCTGCTCATCAGCCGTAATGCCAGGCAGTGAAATATACGGTGTGTCGCTTGGCATCATAAGCCTCTTCTGGACTATGCCGTTCACAAGCACCTGGCCATTCGTGCGCCTGTAGTTTGTAGGCAGGTTTCTCTCTGATCCAAAGGCATAGAGCACGGTGCAATATTCCTTTCCGCTGGTATCTGAGGCCGTCATATCCTCACAGTTCACGCCAACCTCAAAGTCTGTGTACGTGCCGCCATTGTCAGCCCTACCCAGGTGGATGATATTCTCTGTTACCCACCATTCCACGCCCCAGGTCTCAGCAATCTTTGTCAGGGCATCGAGAATAAAAATATCATCGAATTGCACCAACAGCACCTTTGCCCTCTCATCCTCGCTCATGGTGGAGGTGTCAACGGTGTAGTCTGATCCGTTGAATTTCCAGCCGTGGTGTTTCAGGTTGCGAAGGAACACGCCCATCTGGTTTGTTATGTTGTCTGTCAGCGACCATGTGATTTCATTCCTGGCAGTGGAAGGCTCAAACTTGTATTTCTTATTGTTCCACTTGAAGTAGGGCGCATCGAACTGCAAAGCGTACTCATAGCAAGCCTTTTGAGCGTTGTACCTTGGCCGCTGTACCTTGGTGATCTCAAACGTGCCGTAGCCCTGAACGCTGATATAGTCACCCAGGCCAAAGGCTATCTTCTTAGACGCATTAAAGACTAACTTCACAAAATCCTCTGTCATAATGAGGAATCTGCGAATGGATCCTTTCTCATACAAGGCGGTGTACTTTGCCGCCCTTGTAGTCACGTCATATATGGTTATCGTCTCTGCCATCGTCAAATGTTGTTTCTGATACCACTGTCTGAATCGGCTCCTGTCCTGTTGCCTGGGTTAGGCTCACACACTTTCAGGGAAAACTCAGCCATGCCGCCAGCGAATGTAGTACACTGTGTGCATGAAAGGTAGATCAGCCTGAACGTCTGGCCTGTCAAGCTCAGGGTTATATCAAGCGTACCGTCTGCCTCCAAAGCCCTGAAAAAGCCGTTTAGGTTAGTCCAAAACGCTGCCTTGGTACTGGCCGTTATATGGAACAAAAGGGTCAGTTCCCTCTCATCCACCTTGGCATTGTCAGTTATCACCACCTTGCCGTTTCTCAATCGGCTCTTTGCCGATATGCGATCCTTGATAGGGGCTGGAGCCATAAGTGCCGACATAGCCCCATCATTGAACGATAGGCCGTACTGTCCGCTTCTTCCGTATTCGTCTATTGTCAAAGTCATAGGGCGTTAATATTTGGTGTTGTTTGCTATTGTATCTAACTTGCTGGCAAACTCGCTGTAGATCGCCTTGGAATACTTGGCAATATCTTCCAGGTACGTGTTGCCCATTATGATAGAGTTGCGAATATCCATTAGATAATGGTTGCTCGACTGAGTGAATCCCGTTATGAGGTTGATCTGAGTAACGGCCAGGGTCATTTGGTTGCTGATATTCTCGCCAGCCACCTGTAATGCAGTGAAACGACCATTAAGCTCCTGGCCAGTATCTTCACTCATACCCTGCCAGGCTCCCTTGGTGGCCTCTTGCTCATAAGGCTCTTCGTTGGAAGAGGTGATAAGCCCAGCCTGTTTAGCGGCCTCTCTCCATGCAAGCAAGGTGTTTGCAATATCCTCGTTTGCTGCCTTAATGTCATTGATCTCATCCGCTGTGAGATCAGTGCCGCCAGCACTATCCTCACTGGCATACTGAGCGATCTTTTTATATAGATCCTTGATCTTTCCCTGTACGGCCTCGCCATTGACAAAAGCCTCTATGAGGGCGTTAGTGATCAGCTCCTGGATATGGTCGGCAAAATCCTCTGTAGTGCTGTCAAGGTCTTTCAGGAGGCTCTTGTATGAATCAAGAAAGCTATCCCAGCTATAGCCTGTCAGCTTCTCATTGAGGGCAGACGTAAGGCTTTCTATCATCCCAGCCCTCTCAATGTACTCATTCACCAGGTCTTGCGGATTCCTGTGACCGTCACCGTTCATCAGGGCTTGCCATTCTTTAGGAGCAAACTGCTGTAACAGGCTCATTTCCTCTGGGGTCAGTTCCCAGATGGTGTTTCTGTTGACACTGTTATGCTCAATTCCGCTTTCCCCAAAGTGCTTTTTCAGTACCTCATCAAACTTATCCCAGCCGTACCAGTCATTACCAGCCATGTGAGCGTTGAAGGATGATTTGCCGCCCAATCCCAGGAATCCATAGCCCGTGTTAGTCCATTCAGAGGCTCTTGCGTTAATAGCTTCAAGCTGATTTTTCTGCCAGTCCTTTTCACCAGCCAGAGCTTCACGGTAAGCCTCCAATGATTGTGAGTTGGTGGATGATTTGTCACTGATCCTTTGGGATAGCTTTTCAATGGCCATTGCCAGGTTCTCATTGGCCTTGGAAAGATTGGCAATTTCGGCTTCCATATCATCCTCATTTCCGCTGCCGCCAAAGATTATTGCACCCATTCTGCCAAAGCCAGCGATTCCATCAAGCACACCATTAACAGCACCGAACACGTCACCGTTTGCCAATGACTGTATAGCATTGTTGAAGCCGCTCACACCATCGGCAAAGCCATGAACGGCCTGGCCAAAGTCTGTGTTTTCAAGTCCGATCTTATCAATAAAATCCGAAAGGCTCTGAGCATTGGTATTCACCAGAGAGGCAATCTCTGTGAATCCCATACCCTCAAAGTTGAATAGGTTACTGAGGATCTGCTTGAAATTTCCATCATTCAGGCTATCTTTCAGTTCCTTTGCATAGCTTCTCTTTGCCTCTGAGGTGGCATGATTGTTGTTTTGGTCTGTCACATCGGCTGCAAGGTTCTCAAACAGCTCCAACAATTTCTTGTAGAGGTCGCTGTCCTTATCCAGTGATGCAAGCAACCTTTCCTTGTTTTCCTCACTGATAGCCTCCAATTCAACGGTGATCTTCTGGCCAAAGGCATCCCTTATCTGAGCCTCATTGAGCAAGTCCTGGATCTCTCGCTTGTCAGCCAGAACCTTGTTGATTGATTCTGCCTCCTTTTCAAGTGCTTTCCTATACAATTCCTCAGCGGCTGTAGCTTGCTCAGTCAGACGTTTGCGCTCACGAAGCCCTGGAAGGATTGAAGCCAGAATGTCCGTTTTGTCGGTAATGGCATTGCCTATCTCAGCGATCTTGTCAGAAAGGATCTGGGCGTTTTCTACAGTAATATCCTTGGTGTCGAGAGCTTGGCGCAATCTATCCCTCAACTGTCGAAGCGAACTAACGGATTTTCTTGATAGATCCCCGAATACATCTTCCCAGTTGATTGACTGTTGCAATTCCTTCATGTCAAGCTCAGAGAGGGTACGGTCACGCTCTGCCTCCAAAGCCCTTTTCTGTATTATCCCCTGCTCCTTTGCGATCCTTTGCTCATACTCCTTTGCTATTGCAAGTTTCTGATCCTGGATGCTGCCATATTCCTTTATATAGTCAAGTAATGCTTGCCTCTGAGCATTTTGCTGATCTCTCAAAGAACGCTGGTAGGTTTCCTCATTGGCTCTCATCTGAGCCTCATAGTTGGCCGTTTCCTCATCCGTATAGTCGGTGTTCACCTTGGATGGGTCAAATACCTTATCCTTATTGGCTGGGTTGGCCTCAAAGAGCTGCCTGGCATTATCTATCTTCTGTTGTTTCAGATCCTCATAGCCACGCTGGATTTCCTCTTTTTGCTTCCTATAGTCAAGCTGGATCTGTGCCAGGGTCTTTTTGCTGCCATCTTCCATAGCATCAATGACCGCCTGATCGGTGGAGAATTGGAGATCAACGGATGTGCGCTGGCGATCGACTGCAAGCCGCCTTTCCAGCTCATTGTAACGCTGCTGTTCTTTGAGCCTCTGCTGTCGGGTGCTTGCATCCTTCTTTGACTTGTCCGTAGTGTCACCTCCCAGGCCGTTGTATGTAGTCTTGGCATCCTTTAGATCCTGTTGTGCCTTATCCCACTGTTCCTGAGTGTAGGCAGAACGGTTTTTCTGCATCTTGTCAACCAGGGCTTTAGCATTATTGTATGCTGTCTGAGCCTTGTTATAGGCATCTGCCAGGGTTGGAGTGTTGGCCTGCTGTGCTGCCAATCCAGCGGCTTTCTGCCTGGCTGCTTCAAGTGCTGACTGTGCGCTTGCATAGTTCACAGAGAAAGTAAATGGCAGATTAAGCGCACCCATTGAAGTCCAGTTGGATTTCATGGTAAGCAATTCATTCAGGATCTTTTGCTTTTCCTCAGCCTCCATGCGTAGGTTGAGATCCACAGGATCCTTTTCTTGCTTTTCCCTCAGATCTGCCAGATCTTTTTCGGCATTTTCGATAAACTCATCAAGGCGTGTTTTGCCTGAGCTATAGTCGATCGTCTCATTAGCCCTCTGCCAATCATGGGTAAGCACCATAGCTTCATCGTAGAAGTCAAAGATACGCTGTCTCACGGCCTCATTCTCACGTGCCTCTTTCAAGCGGATCTCTATAGGACGCTGCTTTTCGGCAATCTCATCCTGTAGCCTCTCGATCTCTCGCACCTTGGTTTCCCACACCCTCAGATTTTCCTCGGCTAATGGCAGTTGGCGTTTGGCAGTGACCTGTTCATTCCTGCCTGTATATTGTGACTGATACATAGCCGTCAACGATGGAGTGCCATCACCGACAACCTTTCTCAGACGCTCAACCTCCTTACGGTACTCTTCGGCTTTTTTCTTTGCCTCTTCGTATTCCTGGTTTTCAAGCTGTTCGTTAAGCTCTTTCTGTGAATCGGCTGCTTTCATAGCTGCCAAAGCCTCCTGGCTGTATCTGTCCGTAATGTCAGGAACGAGCGTTTTCATCTCTTCGTATGCTTTAAGCTGTTCAAGCTCTGTAGCGTTCTTATCCTGGATGGTACGCAAAAGCCCCTGTACCTTCTGCTTTCGCTCTTCATTCAGCTTGTTTTGCTCTTCCAGGGCTTCATTGGCCTTTCGGGTTGCTTTCTCCTGATCGGATTCAGCCGTAACCAGGGCATAGACGGCAAACGTAACGCCTGTGATAACTGCTGCTATCCAGAACAAAGGACTTGCAAGGAAAGAGGCGTTGACGGCATCAATGGCACGTTTCAGGGCTAACTTGGCCTGTGCAAGTATGCCTGTAGCCGCTGTGTTGCCAGCCGTGGCCGCTGTGTCAAGGTTGGTCTGAGCCGTCTCAACAGCCTTAGCGGATGCGTTGGCCTTTGACTGTGCCGCTGCATGAGCCTCAGTAGCGGCCTGTAGTTCCTTTGCGGTGGCGTTCTTTGTTGACGCTGCTGTGTTCAGTTCCAGCTCTGCTTGCTCAATGGCAAAGGCATCACCTGTTTCCAGGATCTTCTCATATTGGTTTTCGTAATAGTTCAGAGAGCGTTGTGCCTCTGCATCCCTGTTGGTAGCAAGCAGAAGATCGTGCGCTGCACTCTCGGCTTTAGCGGCATCCTCAGCGGCTATAGCTGCCAGGTTCTCGATGTGAGCCTTTGCCTCTTCACGCAATGCTGCTATCTGAGCGGCTTTCTCTGCTGTGAGGTTTCCGCTTGCAACGGCCTGTTCCAGGTCTGTTGCCGCCTGTTGCTGTTTGAGGGGAAGGAGCTGCTGGAGGGCTGCAATCTCAGCGTCATAGGATATGTTGGCCACGGCTCCATTGTAGGCAGTCATGGTCATAAGGGTAGCCTTGTAAATGCCGTATGTCTCTGCTGCTGCCAGGATAGCGGCTCCCACGGCCTCCCAATTCTCAACCAGGGTAGCCGTAAGATCCAGGGATGCGTTGATAGCACCCTCAGACTTTTTGCCGATCTCATTGAACATTACATCAATGGCATCCTCAATGTTGCTGATCTGTCCTGTTATGGTCTTACTCTGCTTTTCCATGAGGCCACCGAACTTGCCGCCCTCACTTGACATTGCCATGATAGCCTTTTTGAACTCATCGGCTCCCACCTTGCCAGCGGTCACAAGCTCACCGACCTTATCCTTGGTAACGCCAAACTGCTTTGCCAGCTCATCGGCCAAAGGAATACCACGCCCCATGAACTGCCTGAGATCCTGTGTGAACATTCGGCCTTGCGTTATGGTGGTTCCGTACAGGTACACAAGATCACCCAGAGGCAGTGAGAGGCCAGCGGCTATGTCTCCCAGGTGAATCAGCGTGTCATTCACCTCATCCGCTGCCACACCGTATGCCATGAGCTGCTTTGCGCCATCGGCCACGCCTTTCAGGTCAAAGGGTGTAATGGCCGCTGTTTTCGTCAACTGTTGCATAAGGGCATCGGCCTTTTCCTCGCTTTCAAGCATGGTGCTGAAAGCCACCTCTAACTTCTGGAACTCACCACGGACGGACGCTGCCTGCCTTATGAACGCCTGAGCGGAAAAGCCAGCAAGTGAGGCCGCTGCTGCTGTCTGTATGCGCTTGAAAGTGGCCTCTATGTTCCCTCCCTGGCTCTCAATAACGCCAGTGGTATCTCTTACACCTCTCTCACATTCCTCTAAGGCAGTGAGAAAGTAGTGGTTATCGCCTGTTATGTCGTATTTCAGTGCCATATATCTCAGATTATACTTTTACACCTCTCTGCATGAGCCTTGCTTTCAGGGCTTCACGTGAATTTGGATCGTTGCCGTCAAGCATCGTTCCACCTAATGTAGTAGGCAGATCCTGCTTTTCCTCATCGGAAAGGTGGACTGTTGCAACCTTATCAGCCAGCATGAGCCTCAGAAATGAATAGCTCCTTTCGTACAGGATTTCATTGTCTGTGTAGCCCATTTCCTTTAGTTGGCCAATGAACGTGCCGAACACGCTCTTTCCGTTGAAGGTGAACATATTCTTTTCGTGCTTTTCCTTCACGGCCATCACCTTTCTCAGACGCTCGCGCTCCTTATCCAGGCCGAGATACTGCAAAAGCTCTTCGGTCTTGTCTGAGGTCAGAACGGTAATGATAAGACGCGCCAGCTCATCGTCAGTAAGTTCCTTGATGAAATGGTTTTTTCGGATGGTGATAGCCCTGTTGTCGAAAAGATCTTTGTATGTGTTAGGAGCTGTGTGATAAGCCAGGATCATGCAACAAACGTCACGATGCTGCTTTACTACCCTGATAGCTTCCAGGAATGGGTTTACTTTCAGGTGTTCCTGGTTAAGCCCCAGGTTTTCAATCTGCCTGGTTAGGAGGTACATCTTAGCCAGCGTCACAGGATATAGGTAGAAATGCTTTCTGCCTACAGTGATCCCATTCGGCCTGCCTATGATCACTTCTGCAAGGTAGTATTCCAGTTCCTTCATAATAAAATAACTTTCTGCTCCCTGGATGGGGATCGAACCCATGACCTCTGCCGTATGAAACAGGCTCTA